GCGCTGCAATATCTGACCGGCGGCCTGCGCGGCACGCGCGGCGTGATCACCCAGGCGGCGGGCGGCTGGAGCGCTTCCGGTTCCGGCTGGGCCAGCCAGCAGCAGGCAGGCAAGGGCCGGTCGCCCTGGGCGGCGCGGAAGAATGATTTCGACGTGACGAAAATATGACCCTCTCCCTCCACCAGCCTGCGACCCAGATGGACTTGGCCTGTTGTGCGGCCACAACCACGATGCAGGTGTGGGCCATGGCGAAGGTGCAGTTGAGGCTGGGGCCGTCTTGGGCGATCCGGCTGGCGGATGGCGAGGCGGTGATGTGCGGGGGGTATATCTACCGGGACGAGGAGACCTGTGATGCGTGGTTCATGGCCTCGCCGAAGGCTTCGCGGCACATGCTGGGGATTGTGCGGATCATCCGGTTGACGGGCATTCCGGAGCCCTATCGTCGCGCCATTGCTTTCGTGAGCACGGCGGAAGGGCGGAGGATCGCGCGGGCGTGCGGCTATCGGTTCTTGTGCGAACGTGATGACGGGATGGAGGTTTTTGAAAATGACCGGCGTGGTTCAGAAGATAATGGGCGGCGACAAGGCTGGCAAAATGGCCAGGGAACAGGCAGCGGCGCAACAGCGGCGCGCGCTGGCCGAGATGGCGATGGCGGCGGGCCAGGAAGACCAGGCCAAGGCTGGAACCGGCAAGAAACGCGGGCGCGGCATTCTGACCTTCCTGGGCGCTGACGGCCAGGCAACGCTGGGCTGAGTGACAGTTCATGGCGGGCTATGAGGCCATCAAGAAACGGCGCGGGCTGGCGCAAAAGGCAAAGGATGCCTTCAAGCCGCTTGTCGATGAGGCCTATGAATTTGCCATCCCCTATCGCAAGGGCATTCAGGAGACGGGGTCCGGTGAGCAGCGGGTCAACCGCGTTTTCGACAGCACCGCCATGGAGGCGGCGCTGCGCTTTGCCGGCAAATTCGCCCGCGACATCTTCCCGCCCGGCTTCTTCTCCATCGAGCCGGGCGAATGGCTGCCCGACGAGGCGCTGAAGGACGAGATGCGCAAGCAGGTGGCGCGCGTCACCAAGGTGGTTGAAACCTTCTTCCTCTCCGGCGAATGGGAGCAGGCCAAGCACGAAATGGGCATTGACTTGTCCGCTGGCAACACCGCCCTCCTGGTGCTGAAGGGCACCCAGGCCAAGCCGTGCCGCTTCGTCGTGGCGCCCATGGACGAGGTGATGTTCGAGAGCGGGCCCTACAATGACGTGACCGGCATCTTCTGGGGGCGCAAATGGAGCCTCCGCGCCATCGAGGAGGAATTCCCCGATGGCAAGTTCACCGCCGAGTTCCGCCGCAAGATGGCCGAGACGCCCGAAGGCGAGGTGAACCTGTACCAGGACACGCTGTGGGACCGAAAGAAGCAGCGCTGGCTGCGCTATTGCTGGTGCAGCGAGAACCGCGACACCATCATCGAGACCAGCGAAAGCCGCACCTGCCCGTGGATCACGCCGCGCTATTTCCGGGTTCCGGGCGAGGTCTATGGGCGCGGCGTGCTGATGCTGGCCATGCCGACAATCCGCACGCTCAATGTGGCCCAGAAGATCATGCTGCAGGCTGGGGCCATCGCTATGATGGGCATCTACACGGCCATTGACGACGGCGTGTTCAACCCCGACAATTCGCCGTTGACGCCCGGCGTGTTCTGGAAGGTGGCGCGCAACGGCGGCGTGCTGGGGCCTTCGGTGCAGCGCTTCCCCGATCCGAGGATCGACCTTTCAGGCATCATGATCGACAAGCTGCAGCTTGCGGTGAAGTCGGCCATGAACGACAAGACGCTGCCGTCGGAGACGGGTGCCGTGCGCTCGCCCACTGAAATCATCCAGCGGGTGCAGCAGATCGCCTTTGACGACGTGGGCGCTTTCGGGCGGCTGGTGCATGAGGGTGTGGTGCCGCTGGTGAAGCGGGCCGTCGAGATCGCCTATGAGCTGGGCCTGCTGCCCAATGAACTGAACATTGACGACTTCATCCTGCGCGTCGAAGTGCGCTCGCCCATGGCGATGGCGCGCCAGCAGATGAAATCCGAGAGCATCCTGCAATATCTGCAGATCGTGGGCATGGTCTATGCCGACCAGCCCGGCATGGTGGACCAGATGGCGCACCGCGACCGCGCCATTCACCATGTGGGCAAGGCGCTGATGGTGCCCGAGGACGTGGTGCCGACGGCAGCCGAGCGTGAGGAGATCGCCAAGGCGCAGGCGGAAACGCAGGCCGCGCAAGTGGCAGCGGCTGCCGCCATGGCGGACCCGGCAATGGCTGAACAAATGGCGGAGGCAGCGTGAATATCAACGTCGACATTCGGGACCTGATGGCGGGCATTGGCGGCGATGCCACCATGCGCGACCTGTTCGGGCAGACCGAAGACCGCATCAAGGCGCTGAAGCAGCAACGCGAGATCGAGGCAGCCAAGCGCATGCCCGTCTGCCAGGCCATCGCGCGCGTGTTGGCATCGGATGACGGCAGGGTGATGTTTCAGGCCATGCTCGACATGACCTTTCGCGGCCATGTGGATGTGGTGGGCCTGGGGCTTTCCTCCGACGTGGCGCTGCAGCAGCTGATTGCGGAGACTGCGCGCAAGGAATTCGTGGTGCAGCTCGTGAAGCTCGCCCGCGAGGCAACGGCGGAATAGGCCGCCCCACAACACAAAGGAACAATACAATGGACAGTCTTAAGGCAACGGATGCCGCATCTGCGGCGGTGGCGGGCAAGCCCGGCAACCGGGTATCGCTGGCGGACATTGAGGCGAACATTCTTGCGGAGCAGTACTGCCGCGGCACTCGCTTGCTGTCTGACGTTGGCAAGATGACACACGATGATCACGAGGCTGCCAAGAAGCACGTGTCGGTGCTGACGGTCTGTCTTCTCGTGCTCCGCAACGGCTTCACGATCATCGGGAAATCGGCTCCGGCCGATCCCGAAAACTACAACGAAGAGCTTGGCCGCAAGTTCGCCCGCGAAGATGCGATCCGCCAAGTGTGGCCGCTGATGGGCTATGCCAAGCGCGAAGCGCTGGCGGCGGCCTGAACCACAACCAGCCATAGGAGGCACAGATGGCAGATGACGGAACGGCGGCTGCGGCCGCCACGGGTGGAACGGACACGGCGGCGGCAGCGGCTGTTGCGGGTACCGGTGAGGCGGCGGCACAGGGTGGTGACGGCGCGGCACTGCCTGCCTGGAAAACCATGGGCGTTCCCGCCCACATGCTAAAGGACACGGCCGAGGACACGCTGGCCGAGGTGTTCAAAGGCTTCAAGGGATTTCAGGAGAAACAGTCTTCTCAGGGGCCGGTGGGTAAATCCCCCGATGACTACAAGTTCGAATTCGCCGACGAGCTGAAGCCGTTTTTCCCCAATGGCGATGACCCGGCGCTGAAGGCCTTCCAGTCTGTGGCGCACAAGCACGGGCTGCCGGTAAAGCTGGCGAACACCATCATCAACGATGTGTTCGCGCCGCTGGCCAAGGAAGGCAAGCTGCCGCAGCCTTTCAACCCGAAGGCGGAGATGGACGGCATTGCGCAGCTGCTGGGCAAATCCGGCGCGGAGGCGGCACCCGCCATTGAGCAGGCGACGGCCGAGCTTGAGGGCTGGACCAAGAACATCGGCCAGCAGCTGAAACTGGACGAAACGGAGCAGGTGGAGCTCGAAAGCCTTATGCTGACCAAAGGCGGCTTCGGCCTGTTGCGCAAGCTGCAGGGGGTGGGTGGCGACGGCTTCAGGCTTGGCGGATCGACGCCGGGCGTGCTGAGCCGTGCCGATCTTGAGGCCATGCAGTCCGATCCGCGCTTCAGCCCGAACAGCGCGAAATACGACAAGGCTTTCCGCCAGCGCTACGAGGACGGCTGGCGCAACCTGCCCGTCGAGCAATTGCGGCGCTGACGGCTGACCACGTCAGATGCTGCTGCGGGCCGGATGTCCTTGACGGGCATCCGGCCCGACTAGTTTCAGCGGCAGCACAGGGAC